AGGCATTTCGACCCCTGCGAATATCGGGATAGGACAGTACCTTTGAACAGATGAAAACCCAATAGAATCAAGTGTTTTGAAAGTTCCTTACTGCCACGCGCGTTTTCAAACATGCCATGTCCATTGACTTCTCAATCAACAAAGCAATCAGCAACATAAGCAAACAAAGGCATTGAACCGTTAAGTGGTATATCTTGCATATGCCCCAAACAACTTAAAACAATGAATATAAAGCAATCTTGAAACTTGCCCGATAAAATATCATCATCAATCCGCAAGTGTCTGCAATCGCTTATAACAAGCCGGAGTATATAAGGACATAAAAAAATTAAAACAAACCACTTGAAACCTTGAAGCATGCCGGCCGGCTAAAACAAATCAATTAAAAAACATAAAAAAAGCCGTGTGGAAACACACGGGTTAAAATGTTGCGGCATCCTGGTATCGATAAAATAAAACTGATCAGTTAAACCAGATCCATTAGACCAGGAACGATACCAGGAACGAGACAATCAATTTAAAAACAAAAAAACCTGATGCAATATCAGGTTAATGAGAAATAAAAAAAGCGGTTATAAACCGCTTGAATGTTATGCTAATGGTTATCGGCTGTACTAATCCTCCTTTTCCCGCGTCACAAAAAAATACATCTGATGAAAATTAGCAACCAACACAAAATTAAGCCGGAGTATTGCATGCCGGCACTTGCCGGCAACAATTAATTGATATTGTTTTTGCGGGTTTAAATCCGCAATTTTTTGGCAATCGATCCCGATTGCCTCAATATTTTTTTTGTTGTATTGCTTCCAGCTTTTGATTACATCGGCCGTCTGGCTGATGTAGAATTTTATCATTTCTGTTTTATTCATTTTCCCCGCCTATAACCTCATTTTTACGGCATTTTTCAGCCGTCGCAAAATCAACTATGTATCCAGTTGCGTGTGTACCCTCCCACTGGCTCCAGATTTCGAGTAGATATTTTTCGGCCGTTATTTTTTCTCCATCGATTGCCAAAACCCGATATAGCCGGGCATGGTCATACTGCCCGCAATAATAATAGTTATTATTGATGAGGGTATTGTCTATATCCTCATAATCCTCTGAGGCCTCGATTTCCGTCCGGCATTCGACCAGCACAATTTTAAAATTATGTCCGTCCCAATACCGATAGTAATCGTCGCAATCGATGTCCGATCGATCGCAAATCGAATAACCACCAAATGTATCGAGCCACAAAAAATACTGATCGCAGTCTGACATATCGACATAATCTTGACCGTTATCGGCGCGCTCGAGAGTTTCGCAAAAACTCTCGATGTTGGCAAGTTTGCCAAGTTTTATCAACCTTTTGGCCTTTTTTATTTTTTCAGCCGGCAACAGCCAGAGGCTATCGTCTGATGTTACGATACCTCTTGTTATTTCATTTTCGGCCACTAAAAAATTAGCCCCCTGTAATTCTTCATTTTCATTGATAATAATTTTCTTCATTTTTTTCCTCCGCTTATTTTTCCGGCCATTTCTCTGGCCGAAAACTCCTCTGAATCTAACGATTCAGAATGGTCCATAACAGTCATCTCCACGCCACACGTGCAAATACAATCGTAACTGTCTACACATTTCAAAAATTCATTTTCGCCTCCGCTTTAACTTGATGTTTAAATCATATCATACTATCGCCAGCTTGTCAATAACTTATTAGCATATTTTTTATTTATTTTTATCGCCAATACCATATATATAGTATTATATCAGATTTCACCTCAAAATCTTATTAGCTATTATTCGCAACACACCGTTTTTATTGGCTTTTCTGTGGTATGCTTTTATTGACGGCGGTTTTTTATATCGTCAAAACTCAATAAAATAAGCTGTTTTGAAATATATCAGCAAGAATCAGCCTTTTGAAAACTCAATAGAATTAGCCTGTTCAAATTCTAAAAACAGGCAAAATTGAAAAGTAAAACCCAATAGAATCAAGGGTTTTCAAAAAGTAAAAACTCATATGCAAATGCAAAACCGCAACCAGCAAAATCATCTGCAAACGCAAAAAAACTCAAATTCTGAAATAGAATCTGAATTCTCCCGCCTGAGCTAAAAACCCATATAGTCAAAATTGTTTTTTTAATTTTTACATTTCAAAATTTCAATTGAATTTCAATTGAATTTAAAATAAAAAAGAGCGGGATAAATTCAACCGCTCTGAAAAAGGTTTAAACGGAGTGCAAAAATGAATTTGCATGATTTATTTTACAGTTTTCCCCCGGCTTCCGTCAACTTTTCTTTGTATTTTCTTAAACAAATTTCTAAAGATTCAATCATATAAAGTGTCGTTTGTTCAATGTTTTGTTTTACCATTTCAAATTTTCCGGTATTAAAAAGTTTTATATCTTTTTTATCAAAACCACTATTTTTTACAACCTTCTATAAATGCGGTTAAACAGTTTATATCCTCTTCTAAATAATTTATTTGCTTTTCAAAATCAATTGTTTCATAATCTGCAAACTCAACTTTTACAACATCATTTTCATTTTCAATCATGATTTTCCCCCATGTCAAAATTCTGGATACCCACCCTGTTTAATTCAAAAACACCCTTTACCACCCTAAGTATTGAAACAACTGCATTAAACATCTTATAAAAATATTCTTCCCTGTCGTCATAGATTAAATAAGTTGCTAAAGAAAGCCCCTGCAATAGGTTTTTAAGCCACTCACTACCCTTGATATACTTATTCCATTCATCAACATCTCCCGGTGTAAAAACAACGGTATAATCAATCTTTTTAATCCAGTATTCAAGACCGTTTATTGTTGCAGTGTAGTTAGGCTTTCTTCTTAATAATTTAACTGAATTAAGATGTTCGGGTTTTACAATAGGCTTTCCGTTTGCAATAAGCTTTATAGTTTTTGCATCTATAACAGAAACCCCCGGAAGGTGCATTGCTTTTTCATTCGTGTTATAGATTTTCTTTAAGCTGTCTGCATTTGTTCTTATCCTTTCAATGTCAAAGGCGAAAGCTTTCCAGATTGAATTAGTTTTCCTATAATTGCCGTCATTGCACAAACATAAAGAAAGGTTCTTATAACAATTAGGCTGTTCATTACCGTATTCGGCCCCTTGAGAATGTGTCTTATCATTGTCCGACAAGCATAAATCCTGCCCGAACAAATAAACAGTTTCTACACCAAGAAAATCAGCAAGAGAAAGAGCCATTGTCGCCGAACTATTGCATTGTTCGAGTTCACCGAACTTATAGCTCAGGTCAAATACGCTGTTATTCTTAAATCTGCAAAAGGCATAATGCTTTTTCTTTATCATTTCTTCCATAACAAGAGAATCGACAACCATCGAAGAAACAAAAACTGTTTCATTACCTTTTTCATTTTCAAATTTAAGAAGCCTTGCACACTCTTCAACCCTTTCAAGTGTTGTTACAAAATCAGGGCTTATGCCGTGCTGATTCAATATTCTTAACCCTGTATCACAACTTATTACAAGCCTGTTTTTACTTAATCTTTTAATCTCTTCAATGTTTTCATCAATAGACCAGCCACCTGCAATTATAATGGCTTCTTTTGCCTTGTAAAGTTTTCTCAAATCGGTAATGTCCATTGCTCCGGATATATATTCATTATTCATTAAAATGTTTTTTACACCAACAAGCGAATCGTTTACACAATTTCCCAATGTAAACATTTCATAGCTTAATTTTTCAAGATCATCTGTTTCATTCCTGTTATAAAATTCTTTTATCTGCGGTAATGTTAATCCCTGCATTCTTTTTAATCTCCCTTCTGTTAATCGCTTTTATAATTTGATTTACGCAATACTTAACAAATATGCCTTTCTTCATTTTCAGCTTTTTGCAGTATTTATTAATTATTTGCAGTTCTTTAAAACTTATCCGTGTTGCAAGTGTTAGATTTTCTTTGTTCATGTTGCCCCTTGTTAAAACGGAATATCATCGTCTGTATGTGTTTCTTCGGTTTCACTTCCCTTTTTTTCCCCCAAAAACTCCAACTGGGCAACAATCATTTTGTGTTTACTAAATTTCTTGCCGTCTTTCTCCCAATTGTCCTGCTGTAGTTCACCTTCTACAATAACCCCTTTACCTTTTTTAAGGTGGTCAACTAATTTATCCCGCTTGAATATTGTGCAACCAATAAAGCAAGTCTTTTTGTATTCTCCGTACCCTGTATTATTTGCAATGTCAAACTCAATTATTGATGTGCCTGTTTTTGCAAATTTAATTTCTGCATCTCTTGTTAATCTGCCTGTTAATATTAATTTGTTCATTTTTATTCCTTTCAAATTCAAAAATACAATCATCTAAATCGCCTTGACAATCGTTTGAATAATCACAATCGCCGCAAACCTCTGTTAGCTTATCATAACATTCATTACTGCAAACCTGAGGGCTTTCATAGCCTTCATCTTCATAATGGTCTTTAGCTTCTCTTGTTGGTTCGTGTTCAAGCTCTTTTCCACATATAACACAATTCATTTTTCCCCCTTCGCTCTTTTAATCTGCTGAAACATATCGTTATACTTTTTCTTAAACTCCTGATAGTTAACAACCTCTCTTTGATGGCCTTCTTCGACTTGCTTATTTAGTTTTTGCAGTTCAAAAAGTATCATCAAAAGTATTTCATCAACATTATATCCTGCTGTTTTATTCCCCATTGTTTCCCCTTTTTTCAAAATTTCTTCCCGTGTAAATGTTCCCTGGACCTGTTAATTTCAATTTTCTCATCAATAGCTTTCTGCAGATCAATACCATTTCCACCCGCAAAGGAAAAACACCTTATTACAATGTCTGCAAGTTCTTCCGGAAGGTTGTTTGTTGGGCATATTTCAAATTTACTTTTTTTATAATTTTCTGAATTCCTTAAAGCTTCAAGCTTTTTTCCTACATATTCAAGACCGCATAAAGCGTCAAAAACATCGTTATCACCCCGAACGTAAATGTTGTCAAAACATTCAACAACCTCACTCGCTATTAACAAAAGCTGTTCAGGTGCTTGTTTAAGGTCAAAACCTTTTGATTCGGCTATTTCAGCACATTCTTTACAGTATTTGTTGATTGATTTCATTTTTCCCCCCCTGTATGCACGGCTATTACTGCCAAAACTTTACCTATTACTCCAAGTTGCCCCAATATTAAAAACAGCAAAAATATTATAATCCATGTTTGAAAATATATCATTTATTCAATTCTCCTCGTAATACAAACAAAATTTTGAATCACACCTAACAAAACTGCATAAATTATTTTTAAAAAATTTTTTACCAAAAACATAATTTATGTGTTCTGTTCTTGCAAATAAACACATACTAAAACCATCATCATCAAAGTAATTTTTACAATTAATACAGTAATTGTACTTTTTAGTTAATCCAAATTTGCTAAAAAGGAAATAAAAATATTTTTTCATCATTCCCCCTTTTGTGTCGAATACTCAACCGTTACAACAACATTTAAAACAAAAATTTCATCACAATTCATACACTCTACATTTTCATATTCACCAGGATTGTATTCCCAAGAATCGGAAAAAATATACCCACAATACGGGCATATTATTTTATCTTCAAGAATTGTGTCGTTTTTGTTTGATATTTTTGCAAATCCGCTCATTTTTCTTTCCCCCTTAATTTCAATTCTGTTGCATTTCAAATTCTTCCTTGATAATTTATTCACCTGAAATAAATATCGCTTAAATTTTGCCGTTTCTGTTCGTTAAAACAAGTTTTGCTGAATGGCTTTAATGCTGTTTTCGCAATTTGCAAGATACACAGCTTCAGCAAAACCTTTTGGGGTCTTACTTCTAAAATCCGCCCATTCTTTTTTGTTATGTGTTGCAAAAGCATTTATAATTCTTTGGTCTGGTTTTTCCTGACTGTAATTTATTTTTTTTGAAGGTAAGTTAAATCCGTTGCCTATCCATAAGCAAGTTTTTTTAGTGTAATTGTCGTCTTTGCAAAAAGCTGTAAACTCATAAGGGTTAAATGTATAATCAGGATTTCGCCAATATGTCGATATTGTTGACACGGGATTTTCTAAAAAATAAGGGCATTTAAGATATTCAAATATTTCAACCGCTGTCGCAAAAAAACTTATAGATTCTGCCAAACATCTTAAACCTTTATTTTTAAACCATACAGCCCCACAAACGGCAAGATGTGTACAAGGCGGGAAAGCAAAGGCAATAAAATAATTTTTAACCCCAATGTATTCCAAAAGCCCATTTTCGGTTGACAAATCCCACTTTACAGCAAAAACATTTTTTCTAATTTCCTTTATTCCTTTCTGGTGCTTTATGTCGACAATATAACACTTATACCCATTTTCAGCCCATTTATCAACCATATTTCCTGTAAAATCAAATAAAGATAAAACAAATTTATCCATTATAACCCCTGTTAACCACAGGATAAACCTTTACATATTCGTTGCAGACATACGTCAGGAAGAAAAACATTTCAGGGTTTAACTCATGTTTTATCATTTCAATTTTTATTTCTTCCACCGCCTGATTGATTTTGTCCTGCATTTCTTCCCTCTTTAACCCTGAATTGAAGTAAACGCTCAATCATAAATTCAAGCCTGTCAATCTCTTTTTGCAGATCCTGGTTCTTAATAAAAAGCTGTGCCTGATCGTAAACCGCATTCATTTCCTTTTCTTCAAGCAATTCGTTTCTTTGCAGTAAAAAGCCTATCTGTTTATCCTTTTCTGCAAGTTCATTTTTTAACGCTAATGTTTCCTCAAACCTTTCATGCCACATCTTTTTAAGCTTCCTGCATTCTTCCTCGTAAAAATTAAATTTCTTCATTTTTCACCTCTTGGATAAACCGCCATTGTTGCCAAAACTAAAGAATCATAATCGGCTTTTAACTTATCGTTTTCTTTTTCAAGCGTTTCGTTTCTTTGTAATTCCGATTCATACAAAGCTTTAACCTTAAAATATTCTTCTTTCCAGTTAGTTTCCATTTTTTACTCCTCATCAAAAATATTTTTAATCTTCAAACTTTCCTGCTGTTCAGCCGTTTCTTCCCTGAGTTCATGCGCAAGTTCCTGACATAAATAACACTTGTTTTCTTTGTCCGCAAGTTCTCTGCCACAAGAGCAAGTATTATTCATAAAAGCTATATACTCCTGCCGTTTGCGTTCACAATCATCAAAACTTTTGTCTATTACCTGAAACCTTTGAAACTGGTCTAATGTTTCCCGTGTTGTAACTTCAAAAAAATGATAGCCCTTTTCACTTGTTATAACGGAAACTCTTACTATTCGCATTGTTCCACCTTGTAATTGCCATTTACAACATCAGCCATTAAGTTTACTCTGCTTTTAATATATTCCTCGTCCATGGTTAACTCGTCCTGTCCTTCGTTCCAAATGTGGTTAAAATCAATACCTAAAACAATTGTGTTGTTTACCCCTTTTGCTTTATATGATATAGAATCTTCAAAACAATAATCCAAATGTTCGTTTCTGCAAAACCAATCGTCTATTTCAGCTTTTTCAACAATTGTTAACCGTTCTCTTGTTCCATCTTCCTTTTCAATCCACTTGCTGTTATCAATCTGTAAAGATTCCCATAAATCTTTATCAATTTCAAATCTGATATATCCTGTGTAAAAACCAGAACCGCATTTTTCGTTTTTAAGTTCGTAAAAAGATTCTTTATAGTTTTTTACATATTTTTTTGATATTTTACACTCAACAACAGAGCAAAGACATTTGCCGTTTTGCCAGATGTTGCATGCCATATTTTCAGGATAATACCCTACAAGGTGTCTGTTTTTGTTTGCAATTTTTATGTATTCTTGATAATTCATTGTTCCCTTTATCTCCTTTTGCTTATTATTGCTTCTGCATCTGTTCGTATTATCGCTTCCATGTTGTAATCTTTCTTTTCTTCAAATCTGCAAAGACCTAAATCATATTCAAAATCAAGGCTTCTTTCTATTCCGTCTCTTGTTTTCGTAACTGAAACACAGTAAATATCTTCTGCGGTATCTGTAATTTCTTTTTTGTAATAAGCTGGTTTGTAAAGGCTTATCATAGAGTCGGCATGATGAACTATTTCGTCAGAACCTTTGACATCTGCCTTTGTAGGTGTCTTTTCTTTTTCGGGTCTTTTATCAGCTTCTCTGTTGTTTTGAGCCAACACAAAAAGCCTTACACCGTACTGAACCGCTAAATCTTTTAATGTCCTCGAAAGTGTATCAAGAGCATCTTTTTCAGATTCTTTATGATTTCTTTTCACACTGTTTAAGGTGTCAATAAAATAATTTTTAACCCCCTTTTTTGAATAACTTTCTATTGTATTTTTTATCTTTCTTATGTCCGCTTCGGAGCGACAGGCATTTATATAAAGATCGCATGAAATCTGAACATTCAGATAATCGTTTAACCTATCGCCAAGATTATAACTTTTAAGCCGTCTGCTGTTTATGCCTGTGTTTTTAGCCATTATTAAGTTCGTTATCTTTTCAACAGATTCTTCAAGAGAGAAGAAATAAACAGATTCCCCTTTGTTCTTTTTGCACTTGCAGATTGATTCGATTAAATTTGTTGCAAACCTTGTTTTTCCCATTCCTGTTCTTGCTGAAATTATAATTAATTCACCTTCAGCCCAGCCTTGGATTAAAAAATCAAGATATGCAAAACCAGAATAAAGCAATTTTACTTTCAATTCTCCCTGAGAGATTAAAAGAGCCTTTTCTTTGTTTAACTGCATTGCATCTTTAAAACATACCGCCGTATCTTTTTCGGCTTTGTAATTATTTATTTCATCGCACAAAGCAATTATTTCATCTACATTTTCAACGGAAACAGAATCTTTTAATGACAAAATAATAGATCTTATCTTGTGTTTTGAATAAGATTCTCTGATTATTTTAGAATACTGATGAAACCTTGAATAATCGTCATAAAATGTCTCTATTTCGCAGATAGACATTAACGATAAGCTTGTTTTCTTTTCCTGAATAAGCTTTGAGCAATAAGCTTTAAACAAACTTGAACTTATGGTACAGTTTGACCCTTCCCTTTGTTTAAGCAGTATCGAATACATTTCTTTAAAATCTTTTTCAAAGAAATAATCAAGTTTAAGGTTATCTATCATTGCTGATTGATGTTCAGGGTAATTAATCAGCATTGATATTAAAGTTCTTTCTGTTTCGTATAAACTCATAACTCATAACCACCTTTTAAATTCTTTTTTTATTTCAGCCTGTATTTCGGCATATAAAGGGTGATCTTCAGACATATTAAACATTTCTTCATCTGTAAAACCAAATTTGTTTACTTTCTTTTTAACTTCGCTTGTAACACCCCCGCTTTCTTTTTTTGTGTTAAGGTAATGACCGTTTGCCATTTTCTCGGCAAAATCTTCTTTGCAAAAGCAGAATATGTTTAAGAAAAAATTCCTTTCTTTGTTTTCTTTCAAGTAAAAATCAGCTTGTTTAAGATTATTAAATAACCTATCTGTAAAGTCTTCCCCCTTTGATAAAATTTTTGCTATGCTGATTTGTAACTGTTCACTCGGCGAATCTTTAAAAGGTATCGCTTCCGTACCTGAAACGATATCGTTATATCTTTGAATAAAGTTTAAGGCGACCTCATCGACTTCTTTTCTTATTCCAAGTTTTTCTAAGACGAAGTCTTTCTTATTCTTAATCTTATTCTTATTCTTGTCCATTACATCGCCATTACTGTAATGTTTCGGTAATGTTACAGTAATGTTACTGTAATCTTTATTCATCAAATTTCTTTGTTTTTCTCTATGTTTTTTTACCCTTTCTTTGTTAAGTTCTTTTAACTTATCAAGCCCGTCAATATTTTGATGTTTCTCCCAGTTCACCAAACAAACCTTTTTTGAATTTGAAATTTCTATCATGCCCATTTGTTCAAAAAGGTCTAAAGATTTTTTTATAATTTCTTCAGGACGGTTAAAAACGGCAGATAAGGTTTTCTCATCATACGGCATTGATTCGCTAATATAAATTAAGCCGTTATCATTTATTTTCCCCGCTAAAACAAGGAGCCTAATCCATATGTAAAAAAATGTATCTCTTTCCGGCATAGAATCAATAATTTTCATTTTTTCATCGTCAGAAATGCCGGTTGATAATTTTATCCAATTTGCCACATTAAACCTCTATATCAGAAACTATATCAAGCCCTTTTTTGGTAAAACTATAAAGCTCTGGTTTGCCGAAATCAGATTTTAAAAAACGAGTTTCTCTGATTAACTTTCTTAAAGTTCTTTTTACTCTTCTTTCGGAATAATTTTTACCCATTGCGGCAACATCTTCAACTGAAACCGTTTTGTTTGAAAAACAATTATATTTTTTCGCCTGAGAGTTTATAAACATTCCAAAAACAAAAGCGTCTTTTATTTTTCCTTTTTGAATAAATTCGTTCAAACAAGGAATGAATCTTTCGTCATATTTTATTTTTTCTGTCATTCATTTAACCCCCCTTCTTTCGGCTTCGGAATCAATAATTTCCCTTAAAACCAAAGATTGACTTTTAGCCTGTTTTTTGGCTATTTTCTTTAGTTTGTTAATGGTTTCAATTGGTAAGGTATACCCAACTTTCTTAATAATCATACTTAAACTCCTTTCGTTTTATGCTCTAACAAATTCATTATACCATAATTCTTTCTTTTGTCAAGAAATAAATAATAATTTTTCTTATTTTTATCTTGACAATCTAAAATCATTGCTGTATAATTTAATCATCACAAAGTAAATTTGAAAGGGGAAATTTATGACAACTCTTACAGCACTTAACACCAGGGGGAACTACGACAAAGTTATTTCTATTTTCAATAACAACAAGTTTGCTGATATTGTGAAATATTCAGCAGATCTGCTCAAGACTTGCTTTGTGTCATTTCTTGACCAAGGTAAAGTCGTTACCGTGAAAGCTAACATTTCCGGCTATTATGCCGGGCGTGTTGATGATAATGACATCGTTGGCGATGTTGATGTACTGGTTCATTATAACCAGAAAATGGCTGATAAAATAAAAGCAGTAATAGATTCCGCTTTCTCTGGGTATCTTTATTCAAGTTGCCCAGATGATGATGATGACATTAATGACGGAACGGTTGTTGATTACAGCCGTTTTGACGGGCTTATTGCCCAGTGCCAGACCCTGAAAGATATTATTTCAGATTATCTTTCAGCAATTCCTTCAGATATTTACCAAATTGTAAATAAGCCGGCTATTGTTCCTGCTGTTGTTCCTGCTGTTGTTGCAGTTTCGAATGATTTTGCAGGGTATTCACCTAATAAAATAGGTGATAAGGTTACTTATACCATAAAGTTCGGCAAGTGTGATTCAGCAGTAATTGCCGACCTTGCTGTTCTTGATAAAATTGGTATTTCTACTCGCCGTTATCAGTGGGCAAAACTTGATAATGGGAGTTATATTTATTGGAGTGACTCAAGTTGGGGTATCGACAGGTACATTTCTGATGTGGGTATTTACTTCAAATATGGAGTAAAAGGGGGAAACATATGAAAAAAGTTATTTGGTTCAGCAGACACGAGATGAACAAAGCCCAGATCGATGGGCTTGAAAAAGTATATGGGGAAATAGAAATAAATCAGATTAACAAGACCATTTCTTTGGCTAAAGAAATTGCTGAGGAAATAAGCAATGCAGAAGTTATCTGCATAGTTGCTCCAATTGCACTTCAGCAGGAGTTTTTAAAACTTGCCGAAGGAAGACCGGTATTGATTTGCAAAAATGACCGTGTGGCAAAAATAGAAGGTGGATTCGATTTTGTCCATGCGGGTTGGTTTCAGATTCAGGAAATTAAGGTGGTTATATCGGACAGGTTGGACAATTAAGGATAAGCCTTGAGCGTGGCTTAAAACCGCTTAAAAGGGTTTTATGTTTGAAATGTTACTTATGATACTGCTTTCCTGCCTGTTCGTACTGGCGGGAATAATTTATATCAATCTTGACAGGGAAGATGATTATGTTGAGTTGCAGAAAGAGGAATTAAGAAAGGAAGGGGAAACAAAATGAACTGGACAATTAAGGAAATGTTTGAACAACAGCCGTTGGGCGACAGGACGAAATATTTAGGCGCAAGTGATTTGCACAATATTTTTAACTGCAAACCGTACGGTTGTGCAAGACGGCTGTATTACGACAAGGTTGAGCCTATTGAACTTGAGCAAAACTTCAACATGAGAAGAGGACATATTTTTGAGAAATTAGCCTTAACGCTTTTTGAAATAAAAGGTGTGGGCAAAATCATTTCATATCAGCCCGAACTTGAAAAAGGCTTTATGAAGTGTCACCTTGATTCCATTGTTGAGTATAATGGCAGAAAAATGCCGTTAGAGATAAAATGCCCGAACATTTATAAAAAGGATGATTTTCTGAAAAATGGTGTAGATAGCCTTGATAACATGTATCTGTTTCAGGGTTTAATGCAGATGTATCTTTCTGGTTATCAAGAGATGATATTTGGGATATTATTCCCTGATGAACCTGACGAACTGCACTTAATACCTTATAAGTTCGATTCTGAAACATGGGAAAAGATTTTAATTAAAATCAATGAGTTTTGGCAAATGTGCCAAAATAAACAAGAACCTTTAAGACTGACCTCGTTTAATGAAAAAGGCGATAAACGGCGTGTTGGTTGCAGATATATCAATCGTTGTTGGGAAAAACTTGCCAATGAAATTGAATCAAAATATGAAGCAATCGAGCAGGAAGAAAACCTTGAGTTTTTTGACATATTGATTAAATATAAGCAGTTAAGATCAGAAAATAAATTGAAAAAAGAAGAGTTTGAAAACTGCAAAGCCGAATTGAAACAGAAGATGATTGAAAAACATCAGCTGAAAATTAAAGCCGGGGAAATTCAGGAAGGCGAAAAGGTTAAAATCAATTCGGCTTATTATCAGCTTAAAACTAATCTTTCTTACAGATGGAAAGATTTTATCAAGGAAAATCCTGAATCAATAATTTACTTTAAAGTTAGAAAAGAAGTTGAACCAGATGTTCCGTCATTATTAGCGAACTACACAAAGGAACAACTTGATAAATTTAGAGTTGTTTCTATAAAAGAAAACTTCGGGGTAAAATAAGGAGAAAAAAATGAAATTATCAAGAAAAGAACTTACAGAAAAATTAATGCAGGAATTACTTTTAAATCAGGATTGTCAATCTTGCAGAATCGAAGGACAATGGAAAATATTCCTTTCTGAAACATTAAACAGGAATGTTTATTTTAACGCAGAAGAAGGATGTTTTGATTTTGAAATAGAAAATTCTCCCGCATATTCAGCAGAAGATGAATTTGAAATAAACGAAACCGAATCAAAACCAGAATCAAACAATTACATTGTAACAACAGTTGAAAAGGTTGAACTGCATGAAGATGAAACAGGAACAAAAAACCGCCCTTCATACAAAACTATGTGCGAAAAGAAAGATGGGGAAATAGAATATCTTAAAAATAATTATCAATTGTTAATGGATTCTCATAAATGGCTTGAAAAAGAAAACAAAACCTTAAAAAATGCAATTAGCGAATACGAAAATTCAAGCAATCAAATTAAAAAAGATGAAGTTTCAATTTTACAAATTCAAAATATGATAAAAAGGTTTGTCGGGTCTAACGAATATTGTGTTGTTATTGAGGCTAACGAAAAAGGAATAAGCAATTTAGAAATAAAAAGGAGAAATTAATCATGCAGTCAAACGAACAAATTAAAAACAATCTTCCGACACTTAAAAATAATGCGGTTCAACTTTTTGAACTTCTTAAAACTAAAAAACAGTTTCTCGTATCAACGATGCCAAAACATATGAAAGAATCAATTGATTCAATTATTTCAACAGCTCATTCGCTTGTCAGAAATGACCCAAACCTTTTACAATGCAATCCTGTTGACCTTCTTGAATGTATATCAAACGGAATGTCTTTAGGGTTGAGAGTTGACGGTTTTACAGGCGAAGGATATATTGTTAAGTTTAAAGCTAAACCTCAGTTTCTTCCCGGCTATAAAGGCTTAATAAAACTCGCGTATAATTCTGGTAAAGTTAAATCAATTCAGGCAAAAGTTATTTACGAAAATGACTTTTACGAAATCGAAGAAGGAATTGAAGAAAAATTTATTCATAAGCCTTTGCTAATTGGTGATAGAGGAAAACCAATAATTTATTACGCAATTTTGAAAAAGGAAAATTGTGATCCGGTTATCGAATGGCTGAACATTATAGATATCGAAAATCATGCAAAAAAATACAGCAAAGCTGGAAACAGCAAGTTTTCTCCATGGGTTACAGCGTTCGACGAAATGGCAAAAAAAACTGTTATTAGAAAAATTTTGAAGTATTGCGATTTATCCCCTGAGATAAATAAATACATCGGCATTTCCGAAATAGTTGAAACGGGAAATAAAATTCCAAACGAATACAATCCTGAAACCGATGATTTTTCAGACCTTGAAGAAATTGTAATTGATTGCGAAACTGAAGCTGTTGAAAACCAAACGGAACAGCTTAAAAGCAAAACAAAGAACTTAATCTAACAATCAAAAGGGCAGGGGAAACCTTGCCCGAAAGGAATTAAGATGAGCGAAAATTATGTTGAAAGCTGTCCTTTGTGTGGCAACAATGTTACAGATGTAACAGAAAACCGTTTGATATGCACTTTTTGCAGTTACGAAATGAGCTGGAGCGATAAAGCTGATAAAAGTTCTGTAATGAATTTGCGGAACATTTTGAGCCATACGATGAGCACACAAAGAGAATTGACAAAATTTAAGCAAAGAGAGTTTTCATGACATTCAAAAACACTGCCGATGAACGCCCCTGCGACAGAAACCAGCATCTTGAATGCGGTAAATGTTGCTGGTGCTGGGAATGGATATTTAAGTTGACAGGAAGGAAGGGGAAAATATGAGAAAATATTTCTGCGATGCGTGTCAAAGTGAAGTTCAGTTTGATAAACTAAAAACAACATGGTTAACAAACCACAAACAGGTTGAAGTATGTACCGATTGTTTTGTAAAAATTAGCGCTTCAACTGGTGAAAAGTTTGCTGAAATAGTAAACGAAAGCGGGGCTAAAAATGAATAAAGAAGAGTTGTTGCAATTACTTAAAGAAAATATTGAGGAATTTAATAAATATTGTGTTAAAAATAATTTTAATTCAATTAATTTAAGCGGTGCTGATTTACGCGGTGCTGATTTACGCAGGGCTGATTTACGCGGTGCTGATTTACGCAGGGCTGATTTACGCAGTGCTGATTTAAGCAGGGCTGATTTGCGCAAAATGAAAATAAACGAAAATACAATAGGCATACAATCTATATGCCCGGAAACCGGTTCTTTTGAATGTTGGGGTAAAAAAAATAACATTCTTGTGAAAATGCTTGTTCCAGAAGAAGCAAAAAGAAGTTCTGCAACAACAAGAAAATGCAGGGCTGAGTTTGTTAAAGTGCTTAAAGTTTTTAATGAAGCAGGATATATCGAATGTAACAATAAAAAATCAATAACTTACAAAGACGGCGAAACTGTTTATCCGGATTTTTTTGACGAAAACAGATGGAACGAATGTTCAAACGGAATACATTTCTTTATGACGAAAATTGAGGCAGAAAATTGGTAAAATTAAAAGGAATAATGATATGAATAAAGAATCTAACATTTGCAAATGTTGCAGTCATCAGGAAGGCTGTCAATGGAAATATCCGGATACAAGTTCCGAAGCTTGTTATCGAGCTTATCTTTTAAGTGTAAAGGATTTAATTGTAAAAAGATGATCTGCAGTAAAGAATGCTGGAAATGTGATAAAAAATGTAAAAACTGCATTAAAAACTGCCCTGAATGTAATTTCGAGTTAACAAAAACTGAAAACTTGTGGGCTTGTTTTAGTTGCGGTTGGTCAAAAACAAGTTATAAGGAAGGAAAATGATTAAACCAAAAATAAAAGATCTTCCGGATTATCAGAAAAAACATTATCGGTTTTGTAAAGATTGTATTTATTTAACGATTGAAAAAAAATAATGATGAATTTGTTTTAAGTTGTGATAAAAAACAGAAATGGGTTTCCGGCTATTGTCATTACAAAACAACAGAAAAAGCGTTGATTATTTTTATAGGAAACATAAAAAACACATTAAAAGAACTTGAAGAAAAGTTAAGCAAATATAAGGAGAAAATAAAATGACAAAAACAATTAAAGAAATCAAAGACATTATTGAGGAATGCAAAAACAGATTAGGTAAACTTGGTGGGATTATTGACAAAGCGAACATTAAGATTGAAAAAGCTGTTGTTGAAACGAAAATAATGGAAGGAAGAATTGAAACACTTGAAGATATGCTGAATAATCCTGAAAACTATCCTAATTTTGAATTGAAAGAAGGGGAATAATGTATTTTTTAGGAATAGATCCCGGCAACATTGAATCGGCTTATTGCTTGATAAATGGCAAAGAAGAAATTATCGCATTTGGCAAAATTGAAAACGATATGCTTTTATCTAAACTTGAAAACGATATAAATTATCAAGATCATTTTGTTGCAATCGAATCTGTAAACGGGTTCGGCCGTAAAGTTGGTCAAACCGTATTTGATACCTGTGTATGGATTGGCAGATTTTATCAGGTGTTAAAATACAAAATTGAAAACGATGTTATATTGGTTGCTCGAAAAACTGTTGTTTCTCATCATTGCGGAAGTTCAAACGGTGGTGATAAAGATGTTCGCGAAGCAATGATATACCGCTACGGCGAACGAGGAACAAAAAAAAGCAAAGGCAAGACATACGGAATAAGCAAAGATTGTTGGTCAGCCCTTGCTATTGCAACATGGCTAAAAGATAAACACGAGGTGAAAAATGAAAGGGTATAAAGTTTTCAATCCAGATATGACTTGCAAAGGTTTTAAATTTGAAGTTGGCAAAACATACAAAGTCGAGGGTAATTTAATTATGTGCAAAAATGGTTTTCATTTTTGCGAAAAACTTAAAAACTGTTATAACTATTATGATTTTAGTTATAAAAATCCAGTTTGTGAAGTAGAAGCTATCGGCGAAACTTTAACAGAAAATGATAAAACCTGCACAAGTGAAATAAAGATATTTAAAATGTTGAGCTTGGAAGAAATTTTAACCGAATTAAATTTATTTTGCTCAAGTAACGAAGGCTCAGGGAACACAGGCTCAAGTAACGAAGGCTCAAGTAACACAGGCTCAAGTAACGAAGGCTCAAGTAACAAAGGCTCATGGAACAAAGGCTCGGAGAACACAGGCTCGGAGAACACAGGCTCAAGTAACAAAGGCTCATGGAACAAAGGCTCGGAGAACACAGGCTCATTGAACACAGGCTCGGAGAACACAGGCTCAAGTAACAAAGGCTCATGGAACAAAGGCTCGGAGAACACAGGCTCATGGAACAAAGGCTCGGAGAACACAGGCTCATTGAACACAGGCTCAAGTAACACAGGCTCAAGTAACGAAGGCTCAAGTAACACAGGCTCAAGTAACAAAGGCTCATGGAACAAAGGCTCAAGTAACACAGGCTCATGGAACAAAGGCTCATTGAACACAGGCTCATTGAACACAGGCTCGGAGAACAAAGGCTCAAACTGTGTTGGTTTTTTTAATTTGATTTCTTACAAAGGCACAAAAGAAAACTGCTCCTGTTTTGACGAGTCAACTGGCGTTTCTTTTGATGTTTTTAAGGATAAATATAAAGAGATAATTAAAGAAATAGAGCAAGGCAACCTCAGCAATATTTCAAATTTTCCGAACTATACTGAAAAAAGATGGGATAAATTTAACGGCGGAGGTGAAAAATGAAAGCGAGTAAAATAATTAAATGTCTGCGCGATTCTTTATATCACGGTTTTATCAAACCTGAAGGATTAGAAGAGGGCGACATGATTTGCATTAGTATCGGCGATAAAAATTCGCTTGATATTTTCCTTGACAGCAGGGAACAAACAATCTATAATAAAAAAAGCAAACCCCAAGTTTAAATACAGCATGTTTCTTTTCCTTCTTTCTCGCCTGTGTTGTTCAGCAAGAGAAAAGCCCTTGAAATTAATCAGGGGCTTTCTTTTTTGCAACTCTATTTCTTTAGCGGTGGAAATTCCAACTGCGGTACATTCGTTTTTATCCAGTTATCTGAATCAATTTTAAGTTTATCCCGAAATTGTTTTTCAACAATGATTTGCTTAAACTCATCACCTTCAAATTTGCCGTTTATTTGCCATTTAAGACCTATAAACGATGTTTTGCTCAATGGCAATTTATATTCGCCAAATTCAAGGTTTTCTGTTAGTTTCAGATATGTTTTATCTGTTTCGAATTTTTTTATATAAAATTCGACCGTCCGATTGATAATTTTTTTTTAATTTCAGCCCACGCAAGTTCAGAATAAAATTTTATTGTTCCTTCAATATCTTCACCCGCTAATTTAAGCTGATTAAGTTCTGCCTGTTTTGTTAATTTGACTTGAGCAAGAATATTTGAGATCCACTCAGCTTTTTCTTCCGGAGTAAATTTCCCGTCTTTTGCTTTTTTCTTGAGATCTTCCGAACCAGACTTATAAACATCAATGACAACGGCTGAAACTTTGCCGTAAACTGCCTGAAGTGCGTTTTTAACTTTTTCGTTTTTAATTTTATCTGAAACAAGAACAGAAATTTTTAGCCCAATCCACGAAAGAATCGCAATCACAATGTTAAGCATAATTTTTTGAACTTCATCACTTGCTAAAATTTTGTAAAAATATTCCATTATTTCCTCCTGGTTATTTTACCATTCGCCATTTAAAACATTAACTACACCCGAAATATCGCATTTACCCGAAACAAAGCATTTCTGACAAGTTGTTGCTGGAACAGAAAGTGTGTAAACCGCTCCGCATGATTTGCACTCTATTTTGTAACCTTCGTTTAATAAATCCATATTCTATTTTGATTTTTTTCCTTATCGACATCGAGATGAATAAAAGTTTTTGCAACACCTATTCTGTTAATTCCATGGGCAAGGGCAAGGTTAACAAGTTCAAACCGCTCTTTATCGTCGTTACACTTTATATCAACCGCTAAACCTTTCATATGGCTTGATCCAGGAGATGCCTTTGCACCCGATTTAATCAGATGGTCATTATGTTCTTTTGTTCGATAGCCCGAATTAATTCTAATTGGTTTGCCGTGCTGTCTGCGAATGTTATCAAGAATACACATAAATTCATAGTTCATCAGCATTCCCGAGCGGTCATGGTCAGGAGAATTAAACTCCTGATACTTAAAAAATTCTATTGATTCCCATAAATCTTTTTGCATTTTCACCCCCATTTTTTTATAGCATAAACCGCTATAATATTTATTGCAAGCATTGCACCCGCAAATTTGTATTGAAAGGCTTTTATCGGTTCAATATTACTTTTGTAACATTCAGCTTTACTTTTGTAACAATCATCTTTTGATACACTTCTTTCAAGTAATGTATCTATTTTGCTGTTCATTTGCATTATTATTCCGTAAAATTCGTGTTCGTTCATGTCGCAAATTTCAAAGCCTTTCATAAGTTTATTTCCTTTTTATTATAATTAATCATATTAAAATTAACAAGAATTATTTTAATATAATTGTAAAAGAATCGACAGTTGTAATATTAAAAACAGGAATGTTACCGCTATTTAAAATTGTCTGCCTGTAAGCCGTTTGAAAAATCATATCGACAAAACCTTGTAAATCCTCAGTTAAAGGGATCTGAAAAGCCTTTGTTGAGATTTTATCTTTACCCGATACAAAATCAGCTTTGCTATTGTAAGCGTCAAAATGACAATAAACGGCATTTGTGGGCTTATCTATAACAACCTTTGATATTTGTATATAGAACTCCTGCCCCGTTTGATTCGATACCGCTGAAAAGCCGTTAAACACCTCAACAGTTAAAGAATCCTGAGCAAAACAAATTCCACAAAGTAACATTAAAATTAAAACTGTAAAACATCTCATATTATCCCCCTTTAATTATTTATCATTAGTAAGTAATCGACTGAATAAGCTTCTGTTGATAAGCTGTTTATTGTAACTGTACCGACTGCCTGACCTGTTAAATACCAACTTCCTTCAGGTGCAGATTGTGGCATTGCTATTATGTTACTGTTGTCGGTTATATAAGGATTCGTAACAGTAATTGATGAACCGCCCGAAGCCCATGAACCTTTTATAAATATAGTTTCTTTAGGTTTGTAAACAAGATTTTGAACATACTTGAGAAAATCTATGTCAGGTCTTATTAAATGCAACGCTGAAGCTGTTACAGCTGAATAAACCGTGTAATCTTTACTTGCTAAAACAAGGTTATTTGCGTTCGTTGTCGCTTCAATCGTTAATATTGTTGCACCACCTGAAATAGTTTGAACAAAACCTGTATAAGTTCCATCGCCTGTACTGATCAAAACATCATCACCATTAGCACTAACAGAATTAACCTGAGCTGAATTGCCCTGTATTAAACAAGTTTTTCCGATTGTATTTTTGCCAAGTTCGTATTCGGCTTTACCGTAATTAGCAACATTATTAGCCAATGAATTAAAAATTTTAACTTGTGATAAATATCCTGTTAATTTTTCAACACCCGCATTTTTTGAACCGATTGTAAAATTAGCAGTTACCGAAACATCAAGGCTTGCGTGTATTGATGTTGTGTTAGAACCAGCTAAAACACCGTTAATATAAACTCTTAAATAACTTCCGCCTGAATAAACACAATAAACATGAGCAAAAGAAGAAACTGCACCGTTTGCAAAAACTGCCGATGAAGTTGTTGTAGTTTGTGATGTTGTGCCGTTTGAAATTGTAAAAGAAATTTTTCCATCTGTGCCAAGGCTTATAAAAAAAGTGCCGTCTGTATTGTCAATATATTCGGCGATAATAGTTTCTGCCGTTGCAGGTTGACCGTCTGAAGGTTTAAGCCAAAAAGAAACAGCAAGTGCGGTTTTGGTCGCAAAATCAAAATCAGTATCAGCACTCCAAAGGTATTCGGTTGTTCCGTCAAATAAAGCCGAAACCCCAAAAGGAGCAGTAACATCAGCACTAACCGCAACTGTGCCTTCATTTGTTAATGTATTACCCCTGTAACTCCTATCAGCAACAACACTATCTAAACCATTAAGATAAGAGCCTACAACTGCGGTATCATTGTAAAGTAAGCCTGTGTCATAAGTGTTGGTTTTGTACTGATACCACCCTTGAGCAGGTGTGCTGTTTTCGTGGAGTATTGTTAACTTTGTTTCTTTTCCAAGGATTACTTTATTTTGTCCTGATTCGGAAAGTGATGAACCGGTTATAACGATATCATTCATTTCTGCTGTTGCTGTGTCAATAGGGATTCCTGCGGGTGTTCCTGCTGTTATTGAGTATTCAACCGAACCCGTATCATAGCCACTAACATCTGCGGTTAAAATATCCCTTTTATACAGCTTTTGATAATCGGTTTCTGTTGCTGAATCTTGACAGGAAAAATAAATTTTACCATCGTCAAAAAGTTTTACACAATTAATTTTTTTATTTGTTGCTGTGTCGGTATTATCCCAAACAACTCCAGTATCCATGTTAATCTGAGATAGTCCGCCGTCTGTGCCTACGACTGCGTAAAGTGTGCCGTTTACTATGTTTGCGTGGACTGAGTTTATTTGTCTGTTAATAATTAAATATTTGTTGGTAATTATTGTATATTTGTTGGTTGAAAACCACTCTTCATTTCGTTGAGAAATGTTATTTTGTATAACTAATGTACTGGTTGTAGTAATAAAAAGTGCATTATCTGAAAAAAAATCAACAACAGTTAAATTTCCCAACAAATCTGCTTTGGTTTGACCACTAAATAGCACTCCGTTTTTCATGTAAATTGAAGTAAGAATTTTAGTTGTATTTCCTAATAAATTTTCCCCTGTACTATTTCTTTCAAACTCCATATACACTTCTTGCGTATCCAAGTCAACAACATATAAACTATCAGCACCTACTAGCAAAACCCTTTCAGGAAACTCGCCTAACTCCTGATACCACGATGTGTCTTGTTTTTTATACCAGTATTTTCGAGGGTCATTTATTGAAAATACATCATCTTTGTTGCGTTCGTAAATCGCCATGGCTGTAATTGTGCCGGTTATAAGCGATTTGATTGATTCGCTTATACCTTCAATAGAAACACCTGTTACACCAACAGGAGCAGGTGTACCTGAAAAAGATGTTGCTGTAATATCTCCAGCAACTGGAATTCGCCATTCAATTTGATTTGGGTTTATTTTACCCTGTGCAAATATCGAAACGCTTAAAAGAATTAAAAGTGTAAATGTAAATAATCTTTTATTCATTGCTTCTCCTTATGTTTTACTTGCAATTAAATCTGAGCCGTTGCCGTCAACCTCATGATGAAGCCCGTAAGTTGTAACAATTACTTCCCCTGCATCTCCGCCGGTTCTTTTAAAAACGCAAACCATTTGACCGCTCCATTCAATTGATATCGGAGTTCCCATATTAACATCTATTTTACCGCCACTTGCAGAAGTTGTAAGCTGTGCCGATGTTATTGTTCCTGTTACCGTTCCGGTTGTAGTTGTTCCGCTGTTTCTATGTTCCCAATAAAGGGTAAATTCCGCCCCCGTTGTTCCTACACTTTTCCCGGGTTCTATAAAGGCGTGATAATGCCATTGAGCCGTTGTGCTTGTTTTAGCGTTGTGAGGTATTTCTTGACCATCATTAACATAATTATTAGTTGAAAAAGATTTGTGATAAACATTTCCAACAGCAACTATTGCAGGATTATTTGCAACACCAAGCCCCGATTTTAATACCGCAAAATTCAAATCTTCCCATACTGTCGCATCTTCTAATAACCTTATTCCCTGTGCAAGGTTTAATTTTATTATTTCATTTTCAGAACCGTCATAAATAATTAAATAACCGTTTCCATCATCATCTATTCCAAATTTAACGGCTGATTGGTCTGTTGATTTCTCCCTGCCTAAAAATAATGTTCCGCCTTTTCTTGCTCTGAATGATTCCACATTAACCCCTATATATAAGCATTGTATTCAACGCTTAACTCTTCATATGTTGTATCAAAAGGATTATCCGAAATGTAAGTTGAATCAAGGGTAAATTCTCCCGGGTCTGTTGATTGATCTGATTCAGTTACATAGCCGTTTCTTATTCTAACGCCGTTTCGGTAAACAGATAAACTGCCCGTTACATATTCTTCACCTGTTGTAAAATCAACTTGCCCTGAAGAAATGATTAAAATATCTTTGCTGACTTTTTTATAAGGCTTAAAACCAACTCCGCCAGAACCTATAACAGCAAGATTTGAATAATCAAGTATTACATACCAGTCTGTATTATCTGCATTCCTTAATTTAATTAGCAGATTATTTGTATCATTCCACCACATATAAGCTGTTGATTTCGGGTTACTGCCCGTTGGTGAAGGTACGGGTTCTACACTTCCCGCCCACATTGTATAAGAAGCTTTTATTAATTCGTTTAAATGTGCCCTTATCGTATTTTTAGGCTGATTAGGTATTTCAATTATTGTAGACTGAGCCATTTATCCCCCTTGTTAATATCCTATCGCAGTATAGGTGAATTTTACAACACCTTCATATAAAATAGTTCGTGCGTAATCGTCCCAAAAAACAATTTCAAAGGTTTCTCTATTTATAAAATTTATTTGATAGCCGTTCGTTAACTCTTCGCCTTCAGGAAAGTCTATTCTAACAACAGGAATTGTTTCAAAAGCATCTTCAAAAGTAATTGTATGAATCCCTGAACCTGTATCTTCTTCAATTAATGTTTTAGATTCTGTCCTGTAAGGTGCGTAAATTTCTATATCAGGATTCAAAACAGCAGGAGTATATAAACTCGAATCTGTCCATAATTTAATTCTAAACTTAAATTTACTTCCTGAAAAACCGCCTGAAGTGCAATTTTTCCAATCGCCCCAAGCTGAATTTTTATATTCTGAAATCTGCACAATTGAACCGAAACGGCTGTACTGCGTGTAATCGGAATCCCAAATCTGAGCCATGTTATCCCAGTTTATAGTGTAATCATCAATATTAAGATTAGAACCAACACCAACAACAGGCAAATTCTTATCTATCGTTAATTTTGCATTTATTATTACATTCTGTTCGTGAAACAATACAAACTGTTCGCCAAGTTCAAAATAAGCTTCTATAAAGCCTGTTGTTGAATTATACTTGGAGTGTGCCGATGTTGTCGGGTTTGAGCCGTCAATTATATCGCTAATGATGAGATAATTATTTGTATCAATATGATTTGCCGTGCCGTCATGTTTGCCAACAATCATTGCGGTTTGAAAATTTGCTCTTCTTGTTATTTTGTTTTCTGATCTATATTCGTTTGAACCCGAATATACAAAGGTATTATCAAAACCTAAAGACGGCATCAAATCTGCATAAATAACGCCTGTATATTTATAAATTTGATAATAAATTAAATTATCGTTATTTATTAAAAGCCTTTCTCTATTAAAAGCAATTTCAAAACCAGAACCTATTTCACTTTCAAGCTCGGCAATTAATGCGTTAATAAATTCTGTTAAAGTTCTATTTGAATTTCCAATATTTACCGTTTTTTGTGTTCCTAAAGAACCTCCCGAATAAAGTTTTGAATAGAAAGCCCAACCAGAACCGTAAAAACCAACTATAGCATAAGAACTATAGTTGGTTGCTCCCGTTAAATCTAAAGCCCAAACACCGTTATAATCTAATCTCAACAAATCAGCCATAGCCATAGCGCTATCGTTTTCTGGCGATCCAAATTTATAAAACAACAACTGCAATTCTGTTAAATCATCATTGCCTATTGTAAACTCTCTTTTTTGATAATCGTAATTACAGTAATAACCGGCTGTTCCAACCGATTCAAAACCGTCAACAACTGCAGTGCATAATTCTTCTACGGTATAAGTTGTTGAAGCTGTTAATAAAAATGTTAATTCACTTCCAAGCCCTGAGCCTGTATCTTCCTTAAAATACATTGCCGGAGCGGTTGAGGTTGTTACAAACAATTCACCCCATGTATCGCTATCTGTTTTTGTTATATCTGTATCTAAAGAAAACAATTTCAAACTTGAAGCGAATGCAACTGTTGAATAATCGTCCGAATACTGCCCTGTAAGGTTTACACTTTTTATCATGTAAAGCCCTGTTTTACCTGAGCCGATGTAATCATTTGTTTTACATTCTTTAATAAAAACCTCTGCGTTATCCCATGTTAAATCGTTTGTATCTGTCAAAGGCGAATATCTTATTTCCCAATGCGAAAGCCCTAAATACTGACCTTTATCCCAGTATAAATATAACTGATCGTTTTTTTCTTTTGATGAAAATCCTGTTACCTGAGATGGAACGGGTAAATTTCCGTTTACCGAATAATCGACTCTTTGCGGTTGTGATTCTCTTCCGAATATGTCTTTTGAATAAACAAGTATTGCAAAAGATTGTCCTTTTTCAGCCTTAAATTTTATGCTTGTTTTATCTTCGCTTAAAAGATAAGCGTTTACAGCATTGTTTGAATCGTCATTGGCGGTAAAGGTCATTACTCTTGCCCCGAAATAGGTTTCTTTATTGGGAATCCATGTTACATTGACAAATATTTCAAAGTTATTAAACCCTCTAAACTCAATAATTTCTTCTGCTCTTAAAGCCTTTACCCTGTTGTCCGCTGTTGAAATAACTTTTTTAATCACTTTTGAATCAGGGGTGTAAATTCTTTCATCGTATTCAATACAGTTTATATCAAAATACAAATCAGCTTCACGGTTTTTTTCTATAACAATAAATTTCTTTTTGCTTAATCCCGTTTCACCGAAAACATACGAATCAAAATATGCGGGTGTTGTTGTAAAGGTATCTGTTATTTCGAACTCATCATAAGAGCCGGTACCTGCATTAATAATTAAATGCTCTTCTCCTGATAAATCATCATGCCTAACATAAACAGAATAGCTTTTCCCAGTTTCAATTGTAATTTCTTTGTCAAGTTTTATCGTGTTGGCTGTTCCTGAAACTACACCGCCGGAATATCCGATTTCAGTTAATTCGTGTGAAACCTCTATTACATCTCCGACTTGACAAACAGCCCCGTCTATATCGCTTCTGAAAGAACAAACCCTGTTCTGGTACTTGTTTAGCCTCATTAAATATTTTGCTTCTTCATAAGCCTGATAAAAATTTGTTATTCCAAAATAAGTGCTTTGCGTTTTATTTTCTGTATAACCTTCGTCCGTCCAATCACTCCCGTATTCAATTATTGTATCTCTTTCAAATTTTTTTTCTCTGTTAAAAAAAGTAAGTTCAACGGCATTGGCCCTGTCAATCTTATCAAGCAACTGCTCTTTATAACTGTCTTTTATTATATCTTTCATGCCGAAAACCTGAACGGCTGTTTTAGGAGCGTTCCAAATTATAGAAAAAACAGTACCCTTCATTATCAAGTTAGCCCTGCATACACTTGAAACCTTTTCTACGGCATCGGTTAATTTAAGCCAGGCATCAAAAATTATATTGCAGACAAATCTTTTTCTAAATGTACCGTCAGGATTCTTAACAAGTTCATCACAATAATCCGCAAGTTCGTCAAAAACATCATAGTCTATTCTTGCAACTTCAACACCTTTGACAATATATTCATAAGCCGATGTATTTATGTTGTAAAGTTTTCTGCACCTGTGAAGAAGATCATAAATTATCCATGCAGGATTATCTGAACTTTTACTTTCATATGATGTTGTATCGGGATTATAAGCCCATATTTCTTTTCGCGTCTGCTCCCATGTTATAGAAGGGCGTCTGCCGTTTAATTTATCCGTTGCAATAGCCTTTAAACCCAAAACTATCTGATTCTGATAAATAAACTCATTACCGCCGTTTGAAGCTCCTATTGACTGTGAAACCGATTCGATAAAACTATTCCCGCCGTAATTAGTTTCAAAATATGTGCCGTTCTTTGCAAAACAGCCAATTCTAACCGTTATATCGCCTTGAAATGAATAAATGCCGTAATCGGTATAATTTTCAATAATTTCATTCGCCCAAATTTTTATACTGCACATTCCCGGAGTTGAACTGCCCGGTATAAAGCAAAGAGAATAATCCGCGGGAAAATAAGCCAAATTTCTAAAAATTTTATTATCTATAATTTTTAGATTTGCCACCTTCAAAGGGCTTTGGCTAAAAACTGTAACAACTCCTGTTGAATTATTTTTAACACTTCCTGTAAAATCAAAATAAAAAAACTGATTAATAGGAGCAGTACCATAAATGTTATGCTGATATAAACCACTCGGGAAAGTTATGTTAAGGTCAATGTTTTTGGCATCTATTGCTGTAAATGTTATTGTCGTGTGATTCGCAGGAACAAGAGAAGAAGGGTGGCCACCAAGATAAGCGAAAATGAGTTTTGTAAAATAGGTTTCTTTGCTTGTTGTTTCTACATCGCTTATAACAGCTTGATTATTAGTGCCGTATCTTTTTTCAACGGTTAATCCCTGAAAGCCCGTAATTGATTCGCCGTTAATCAATATATTATCAATTATACTTGCTTCACCTTCACCGCCAGACAAAAGCATATTAAGGACTTGCCCGTTACCGCCTGATGTAACTTTCTGCCCTAATACAACACCGCCAGTGCGAACTGTACCGTATGTTAAGGCCTTCGGATAGCCTTGACCAATTAAATTATCAGGGGCTGACCAACCGTAAGCCTGAGAACCTTCAAAACCGCTTGAACCGCCTGTTGCAAAATCAGGTTTCGGCGGTGGAGCAATCGCGTTAATTATTTTACCGCCGACCATTGTTATAGCAAAAACATTTAACGCCCTCGAAAAACCAAAACCTATCATACCGGTTGGAAAAATTGTGTTTAATGTAACCGCAAGTAAAACAGAAAGAACTTTATTTAAGCTTTTACCTTTTATGGAGTGCTTTTTAAGGATTCTTGTTTTGTCTTTAACTTCAATATCCATTTTTTCAAGTCTGCCGTTTATTAAATAAATAAAATCCTCTGTGTCAAATTCACAGCAGTCAGAAAGCCTTATTCCTTTTTTATAAGGAATAATTGTTTCCTTTTTCTTATTCTCAAAGATGTTTTCATATTCAATCAAATAAATCAATCTTTGTACCTGTAAAACCCTTCAATCATATTTGAATAAACCTGATTCCTGATAAACTTCTCTATTATAACACCTTGACCGTTTACAGCATGAATTGCCCTTCCTTTTCCAATATATAAAGCAATATGATTTATATTCTTTTCTGAAGGGCTTTTATAACATAATATTATATCATAAATTTTCGGGTCAAAAACTCTTTGAAATGAATTTGAAAAAGTTTTTAATTCGTTTTCAAAACCATCTAAATCGCCGGGTAAAATTTCCGTGTCTTTTATTTCCTTATTTAACTTTTCTTTATAAATAAGTTTAATAAGCCCGAAACAGTCAATACCACTATAATCTCTTCCGCCGTCTTTAAAAGGTATATCAAGATATTTATAAAACAATTGTAAATTATCTTTTATCATGTGTAAACCCCCGACAAGTCAGGAATATTAATTTCACCGCCAAACCTTGAAGCATTGCTTCTTAATCTGCAATCAGATAACGTTTTTCCGCAGTCTGTTTTAATCGAAACAGAACCGCATTCGATACCCTTATAAATATAGGGGCATCTATTTTTGTTATAAGCCCTGTAAGGCACTCGCTTTCTAATTATATCCTCAACACCTATTTCAAAATCCGCTATTGAATTGTCAAACGATACAGATTTAATCATATATTTTGAATCAAAATCAGGAATAGGAACGGATAAATTGTTTGTGTGAACAACTTTTATTATGACATAAGAATTTGAAAGGTTATCGTACTTTGCAATCAATTGTTGGATAACCCTTAATGTGTTATCTATTTTTATATAAAAGTTATTTATTTTTCCTGAAATATCACTTTTAATAGAATCAACCTCGATACCCCATTTCAAATATGTATTTCCTGCAAATACTATATCCTGGTTATTCCTGCAAAGATAAACAAGATCTTCATTTTCAATTTTAACTTCAAATAAAAGAACAAAGGCATAAGGCTGTGCCTGTTTTGTCATTTCCTGTTTTATTGCTGTTGGGAATGTAAGCATTTTACGCCTCTTCTAACTCAAAGGTTAAATTATACTGCCCTGTTGACAGTTTTTCGGGCCTAAATGAATCTTTAACAAATCTAACGGTTAAAGATGTTGCGGTTATAGGATCTGCCCACACAAAAGTATCGGCAGAGCCTTTTACAGTTGTTACAAAGAAAGTTTCTATTGTTGCAAAGCTTGTGCCTGTCATTCTGTTATATCTGACAGAACGCCGTCTGATTACCCTCGATGTCCTGCTTCTTGACCTGATATAATCGGCTTCAGTATCAGATATTAAAGTTGTGTCTTTATAAGGCGTCGGCATTGGTTCGACAGGCAATTCACTTATAGATGGATAATTTGCCATAGTGCTTTATCTCCCGAATATCCTTGCTGTTTTACCGCCGTTTAAGGCATCTTCAACTATAATATTTATAACCTGAGATTTCATATCAAAATCAACCGATTGAACACCAACCTGAGAATTTGACTTATTTTCTATATTAACATAAACAGGAAAAGCTGTCATTGAATTTTTCGCCCTTGAAGCAACATTCCCGCCCACAGCAGAAGATGAAATAATACCCGCTGAAGCCTGTGTATATGTTGTAGAACCCGAAGGCGGATTATTAGGATTAAAACCAAATGCACCGCTTAAAGAACCCATTAAGCCACTTGTAACATTTTGAGCAAGTGAATTTGAAAGACTTCTTAATATTGAATCAAGAAAGTTATTAAAGTAATCTGAAAGGCTGTCTAAATTACCCTTAAAGGCATCAAAAAAGAAATCACTAAAAAAGGTATTCATTGCTGTTGCGGTGTCTTTCGCAATGTTTGCCATGTAGTTAAATTCTTCTTTTACTTTTTCGCCCATGATTCCAGCCGATTCTCCAACCGAAGCGAAGCCAAACATTAATTTTACAGCTTCTTCATTTGCTTTGCCTATCGCATATGTTGTAGCTATAAGTTTGTTTGTATTTTCGTCTGTTTTAGTGTTGAGTAAATTAGAAATAATTCCTGCAGAAGGAAAAAATCTTTTTATACTTTCTCCGAATCTTTGCAATGTATCTTCTTTTTCCTGAAAGCTTCTTTTCAAAAAAACATCAACACTGGTTATCGCCGAAACATAAGATTTCATTATAGCGATAACGGAATCTCTTTGTTTTTTTATTCCTGTCAAAACACTTTCAAAGTTATCGGTTAAAGCTTTATTAAGATTTCCGAAAGATACATTTATATCTTTTAGGCCAAAAATGCTTTGAAAAATACCGCCTTGAACTTCAAAAACATTTTTCAAATTATCTTTAAAACCCTGCATCGAATTAAACAGTTTTTTTATTTTACCCGTTAAAGTTTCATAACCGTCATGAGCTTGTATTGACCTTTCAAGATTATCAAATATAGCTTTATCAGCTTCGCTTAATGATTTTGCTGTGCTTTTTGCATTTTGTTCTCTTGTTAGTTTATCAAATGCGTTACCCACTGTGTTAATCGCATCTGCGTATTCGTAGTAAAGTTTTATTGCTGTTTCTGTAAATACAAATTCATCTTTAAAAGTGTTTTTGTAAGATTTCCAAGAATCTTGAATTTCCTTTATATTTTGAACGCTTTTGTTTTTTAATTCTTGAATTGTTTTTTCATGACTAATTAAAACCGTGTCAATATTTTTGCCTATAATTGGAACAAGCTTTAATATACTTCTTATCGTTTCAAGCATATCGTAAAATATAATTTTAACCTCAATAGCGATTCTTTGAAAAGTTTTAATTATAATTTTTCTAACCGTTTGAAAAGTGTTTTCGAGTATATTTTCAAGCCCCATTATTAAACTAAATGTATCGGCTATTACGGCGGAAACTACAACAAAAGCACCGCCAAGAAGTTTTGTTACATCTAAAGTAAACTGAATAACAGAAGAAAGCTTTTGTAAAAAAGCTTCGTTTTTTCTCAAAGAATCTATTGTATTAGACAATCCGAGGAACATAGCTTTTACATCTTGAAAAACCGCAACCTCTGCAAGTGATTTTTTGAACAAATTAAACTGATCTTCAAGGTTTGAAAAAATGCCTGTAAAAGTAAGCATTAAATCAACCATTGCCCCTTTATATTTTCCTGTAATGCTGTGAAGCAGTTCAATTATTTCATCTCTGTTTTTCCCAATTGTTTTGCTCATGGCTTTACCGTTTTCAGCCCAGTTGAAAGTCATCTGTTCGCCAATTTGATTAACGGTTATACCAAACTGCTTTAGCATTACGGTTCTACCGACCAAAACGCCTGTAAAAGCATCTACCGCTGTTGAAAGGTCTTTTCCAAAAGCTGAGGCTGTATCTCCTAAAAAAGCAAGTTCGCCTTGAACGTCTTTTATTCCTATTGATTTTAAACGGGTAAAAGATTCGGAAACCTGTTGAAGCGAATAAGGCGTTTTAGCTGAAAACTCCTCTATCCACGTTAAAGATTCTTTTGCTTTTTGTGCAGAACCGGCAACGGTTTTAAGGGCAACCCCTATTCTTTCAAATTCAGCGGTTGTATTAATTAAATCAGAAAATTTTGCAAAGACTTCATTTATTTTACTCCAAGCGACTTGCAAAGCATAAAAAGAAGCTCCAAGGCTGACCACATTTTTTTGAAAACCGCTAAATTCTCCCTGAAGTTTTTTTAACTCAGCAGAGGCTATATCTTGCAGTTTAACATTAATTATTACATCATTTGACATTTTTGAAAGCCCTTTTTTTTAAGAAAAAACTGAAGTGTTTATCTTCGTTTTTATTCACTTTATATTCAGATAAAATATTTTCAAGTATTGTTATTTTTCTTAAATCTTCCTCTGAAAGCTGATACTTTAATATATCCGCTATTACTTTAACAGAGGCAAACTCTATTAATCCGTTTGAATTTCTGCAATGCTTTATTCTGCCCCATACAAGATAAAAAAAGTAATTTTCATCTAAAGGTACAGGGCAAGTAAAAGCACAAACTTTGCAGTCTATTCTTTTTAATGAATTTTTCTGCACTTCTATACAGTCAATACAGTATTTACTTCTGTTTTCGTCTATTTCCCACTTCCAGAGGGCTATTAGTTTTTTGAGGCTTCATCACCTGAAAAAGTTTTCTTTATTGCTTCTGAAATTAATTCAATTGCTTTATTTCCTGAAATACCTTTTAATTCACCGTTAGGGAAAGCAACTTCTGCAACAGCGTGAAAAAAATCTACACTTGAAACATCTGCGTTTGTTTCGTTTAACTTAAACAAATCAAATCCTCTGTCTTTAAGCGCTTTAATCTGAAAAATATCAAGTCCTTTTGTTTCTATCATGTTTTACCCCTTAAAATATTTTGTGGCTTCTGCTGTTTTTAATTGTCATTTTTATTGATGTTAAAGCGGTCTGATCGTAACTTGCTCTGAACGGGCTGACTGTTTTAATTCCTGCAGGCCCTTCAAGTGCCGGAAACTCCTGTTCAAATTTAATTGCAGGAAATTCAAGAATAAATTTTTCAGCATCTGAATAACTTAAAGATTTATCCGCCTCCATTGTCAATTCAAGTTTTGTAAGTTCTCCGGATTCGCCTTTTGCAATAATAGTATCATCTTCCCAAAGAGCGGTTAAAGTTCCTGAAAAACCGTATTTACCCTCTGTTAAACTTCCTCTTGTACCGTTTCCTAAGGTGTATGTATCGCCGTCCATTCCATAATCAAGAGCAAATTCAAGATTGTTTGCAGAACCATAAGCAACATCATCAAGAGTACAACTTGAACCCGTTGTCTGCCACTGTGCCAGATTTGTTATTTCATCATAAGTTGATAACTGTGCAGAAGTGTATTTGACCCCAGTTTTCCCCATTGTTGAAATGGTGAGATTGAGTTCTGCATCTGCTCCTGTTGAAAAAGCTACATTTCCCGCTTTAATGCCGGTATAAAGAAAGTAATAGCCTAAATCAGGCTGATGGTATTCAATCGAATATGAGGGCTGAGATTCACTTGTTGAAAAAATATAATCTGCATAAAGATTCTGAACCGCATCGGCTGTGTAAGTTGCTGTACCCGTATCATCTGCACCGACTGCAAAACCAAGAATATGACCAATTGTAATTAATGTGTTTGTCCCTGTTGCCCATTTAAGCTCAAGACTTGTACCGTCTGAAGCGATTGTAATTTTCTTTGTTGAATCGCTGTAACTTATTGTATATGTATAAGCCCCGGCAACTTCCATTTCGGTCTTTATTTTAGTCAGCAAAGTTCTTAAAGTATAAGTTCCCGCTGTAATTGTTGCAGTTACTTCTGCCCCCGCATCGTCTGAAAAGTCAAGTTTGTTGTTGTCGGCTGTAATAAGAATTTCATCTAATGCGACTGTGCTTGTTATCGTTAAAGCACCTGTCATATCCGCACCTGTTGAAAAGCCAAGCATATCATAAGGTGATACAAGCCTGTTTGTGCCGGTCTTAAAAAGAAATGAAAAGGTTGTTACACCTGTTGCAGATATTGTAAATTTTCTTGTCGCTCTGTTATATTCAGCGGTATAAGTTCCCGCCCCTGCAACTTCAAGCTGTTTTTTTAATTCAGCTTCAAGCTGTGCAATAGAATAGTTTCCTGCGTCAAGAGTTGCTGTTAATTCAGCCCCGCCGTTTTCATTCAAATCCATTTTGTTGTTTGTTGCAGATACCACAAAAGTTATATCACTTGTCGGACTATTATGAAGCATTTGAGCGATAAAAGGGAAATGTCTTCTGTAAGTTCCGAGAACTATATCGCCCGAACAATCAATATTCCCTCTTGTGGTTTCAGCTTCATCTCTTCTGCCGTCAAGAACATTTGTTTGAAATTCTGTCGGTTTAGCTTTTAATCCCTGTGAAAATATCGGCAGTTTTAACGCTCTGCCTGTTGTTGGTTTTACTCCAAAAGTTGTTTCTTTCTGAAAAACAAGAAAACCTTTAAAACCTTTAGCTTGTGTCATTAATGTATCCTCCTAAAAAATTTTACCATGTAAACTGAGAATTACTGCCGATTGTATTCATTATTGTTATGTTAACTCTAAACTGACAGACATAAGCGGGAAACGCTTCAACTCTATTAATCTGATAATTTACATCATCAAGGCTTTGACCGTGTTTCTGTGCTTCCAGGGAAAGATATTTTTTAACTTGTTCGCCGATTTCATCAACTAATAAAACCCCTGACATTTTTTCATATTTAATAGCTGTATAAGGATCAGAAATTTCATTTTGAACCACACCATCTGATAAAACACAGGCAACAACTATTGAAACATCATTTGTATTCTGAACTTCGCCTAAATTTTTTCGTTCTGGCATTATCGCTATAAAAAAATCATCATCAGGATAATTATTTTCATTTACACCTAAAAGAATTTTAGGGTATGATCCGATATAAGTATTACACCATGCGTGAAAATTAGTATCGGTTATAAGCCTATCAAAGAACGATTCTGCAACAGATGAAAGCTTAAAGGTGTTGTTTATCGTTACCTTTGTATCATGCCCGGTTATGGCAATTGTATCACTGTATAAAGAGCATAAATTTTTACTACATGATAAAAGCTTAAAAGTGTTGTTTCCTTCAATTATAGGAAGATCGCTTATAGTAAAATCTGTACCTGAAAAATGATGATAAACCCTTTCAACAAGTTCGGAATTATTTCTAAAAACTAATATAAATTGTTCGGCATCACCGCAAATGCCTTCTATTGTTATAAAACCGTTTTCAAAATAATATACATTTTGCGATAATGTTGTAATTTCAGGAACATCAGGAGCTGTACCTGTCGGCGTTGCTGAATCTTCTGCTGATAAAGCTGATTCACCCGATAGGTTTTCGCTTGTCATTGCAACAAAAATTTCAACTGCAGGTGTTAAGCCTGTTATAATTTTAGGCGAATCACCTATAACCAAACCGCTTATTTTTGTGTCGTCTGTTGTTACAGGAGAAGTTGTTGAATAATAAAGGTTATAACTTGTGGGCGTTGCTCCTGCCGAAGGTGCTGACCATGAAACAAATATTGCACCGTCTACTCCTGCCGTTGCATAAGCGTTTACGGTTTCAGGCGGGTTTGGAAGATCAGGGGTTTCTCTTGTGTTGAACAAAATTGTTATTTCCGCATCGCTTTTTGCAACATCATACATTTCAACATACTTAACAGAACCGCCGAGAACAGGAGCGATGTTGGTTGCACTTGCACCAAGAGAAACGGCAACACTTGAATTTGCCATAACATCGGGAATAGCACCCGTTAAACTGCCGTTTCGTTTTACGCCGTTAACATAAACATCAATTCTTGTGCTTCCGGAAAAAACAAATGCAACATGATCTCCGTCATTAACACTTATAGAACACTCTCTAAAAGCGTACACTCCTGAAGCTTTAATAATGTAAAGTCTATAAGTTGCACCACTCCAAAAAATAATAAAAGTGCTGTTGGCAAACGGTGTTGCTTGTGTTTGAGAAAAAACATATTTACTTGTTCCAAAAGAAGAAGGTTTTGAATAAAAAGCAATTGTTAAAGCTGTAAAAATTGCGATAAAATCGCCGTAACCAATTCTGCTTGAACCGTCAAATGTTACCCCGTCAGCTTCTGAAAAAACAGGAGAACCGGTAATTGAAGCAACATTGCCTTTTAAATCAACGGCATCACTTGTTAAATTACAACCTAATATTAAATTGGGTTCTAATCCTGTAATTTGCATTATTCAACCCTTATAAAATAATCTAACCCTGCAATCTGCGTTTCTGAAGGATTCCACCTGTATATATTGCCGTCTGTGTAAATAATCTTCTGACAGCTTTCTTCACTATCCCAATAGAAATAATGCGGTACAATTGATTCAGGCTGTGTTTCCCGCAAATAAACCCATTCGGCTTTATCAATCTGTTTGCCGTCAAACCTTGCTGTATAACCCGCTGAGAAATAATCAAGTCCTGCGTTCATTTTACAAGCTCCTTAAACAAAAGTTTTGAAAAAGATTTCTTTTTTTGATTTATTACTCTTGATATTAATTTATTCTCAAATACTTTTATAATCTGATTTTTATATCTTCTAAATACAGGCTGAATTGTTGGTCTTGCGGGAATATCTATTACAGATTTTTTAAGTGCATAACCCGCTATTCTCCAAAGCCTTCTCATTTTACTTGTTACATTTATTTTCTTGCCTTTTTCATGAATCATACCAAGCTGATTTAATGTTAAATCGCCACGCTTCATTTTGTTTTCAAGCCACCCGATTTTTACATTAGAACCGCTTAAATTTGATTTATTAAAAAAAACTTTATATCTTGTTGCACTTCTTAATTTTCCTAACATTGCAGGAGGCTTTGACTGCCTTCTTTTTGTGTATCTTCTATCTTTACCGCTTTTAGTTTTATATAAATCGCCTTTAACTTTTTTATTTCCTGTTGCCGTTGAAAAACTTGTACTGACTTTAACTCTTTTACCATCGCCAAGAGTTCTTTTCACATTATCGATGTTCCTTGATTTTGTTACATCTGCATGTTCAGCATAATAAGAACCGCCGGGATTTTTAGTTTTAATACCCGACATTATCATATTTCTAAGAAACCAACCGACAGAATTTAAGGCTGTTTTAACGGCATTAGGATATAAAACAATCATTTGTTTTATCATCGGCGAAACATTATCGAATAAGTTGAAACTTATTTTTACCATTAAATACCGTACCTTTTTATTTTAACCCTGTGATTTCTGTGAAGCATAAATTTGATTAATCCGCTTTCTTCGCTCATTAAGTATTGAAGTGTCCAAATATTGCCTGAAGAATCTGTTATTAAATCTCCATACTTGGGAACTGCAATATCTGATGTTCTTATGAAGCAATGCGCGGGAATAACTTCACCGCCGTCTGCATCGTCAAAAAGAAATTCTTGTTTACGGGAAAGATTTACTATGATTGTTGAATTTGTATAAGTTCTATCTGCGTTTAATACAGAATATGTAACAGTTTCGCTGAAAAAGTTATCATCGTTAAAAAATATATTATTCAAATCATTAATAAGTAAATCTTTTATTCCCATTTGCAAGAAAGGGGCGGTTTTTAGCCACCCCTTAAACCTTTCAGATTATCCTCTGTCGGCAATATCTATTACAGCGGTCGAAACGCCTGTTCCTGCATCTGCAAGAACTCTTCCGGCAATACAGATATTTGTTGTTACTGTTGCGGTTGTGAGGAAATTACTTGTTGAAGCTAACCAGTTAACGATTATACCCCTTGTGAAGGCAACAGCAGGATTTTTAGCAAGAGAACACGCTATATCGGAATAGAATTTACCTGTTGCTGAATCTGTAACAGCTTCAGAAGCGACATAAATTCTTGAATAAGCTGTATTCGGTTTTGTTGGAAGAACTCCGCCGACTGCAAGATCTGCACCTGAATCATTCTTTATCGAAACAATACTTCTTGCTTCCTGAAAAGCATATTCGTTAAGTTTGATATAACAGAACGCATCTGAAGCACCGGCATCAACAAGAACAACACCCATTGGTTTATTGTTTTTATTGTCCGCATTTACATTTCCGTCAGTGATATCCCAGTACGCAATATCCCCGGCAGATAAAGCTACTGCTGTATTTTTTGAAACTTTGAAAACACCTTTACACCAGAACCACCCTGTAGCACCGATTGCCAAACCGTTTTTTGAAATAATAATCTTATCCTCAAAAACTGTCGGCTGATGTGCCGTGAGTATCGCTCCGGAAGGATTAACCGCCTGAATTTCTTCAAGTTCTCCGTAATGGTCTAAAGCTAAATTAATATTAAAAGCCATTTTTTTACTCTCCTTTTATTTGATATTAACCGTTGTACGCTACTTTCTGAACACCTCTGAAGTCAAGAACACCCACACCGCCGTCAACTCTTGCTTTAAAGCTTACACCGTCAACATCAGTTTCAGTAATCTGTTCAATGTAAAGCCCATCTTCGCCTCTAAGTTTTGCTACTTCAAAGGTTGGGCGAAGCCTCTTATCGCAAAAGCCAAAATAGTTATATTCTGCACCTGAACCAACAGCCTTTAATGCTGAATAAAGAGCAGGAGAAGAAACAACTTTCAAATTCTGATAATATCTGTTTTTCTCGTTTGAAGCGGCTGTATCGACATTAAGTTCTGAATTTACAATACTGTTCAACTTTGTTTCGTTTGCAATTGTGCAAAGAATCAGTCTGAGAGGGAAACCGAGAATTCTGTTACTTGCAACACCATCAACAGGCATTTCAGTCTGTTTGCCAAGTGCAACGTGAACTGTGTTAAGGTTTGCAATACTTGGAGCAAGATCGCCCTGAAGATTTGCATGTGCTGTGCTGAACAATGCCCCTGCCGGAGTTCCCATTGAAGCGTTTGCAACAATTATTTCAGCTATAAGCTCCATAATAAGCCTTTCAGCAGACATCGCAATAGAAGGAATGATATCGTTGAAAACTTTAAGGTTGTCATTGATGATTGCCTGTCTTGAAAGTGAAAACTTATAAGCATAAGTTGCTACTGAATAAGTTTCTTTGCTGTCGTTCACCCTTACACTTTTATACCTTCCGCTTTCATCAAGTTTGTGATCAATAAAAGACGGCATATTTGCCATAGCGACAGAATGAATTGACCTGAAATCATTTGTTTTTACTTCGTTAGCAATCTCTCGCCATGCTGAATCAGGTGCTAACATGAGTGCGTTTCTTGCCGTTTTGTTCATTGCGTCCATAAGGATATTTGTAAAATCGGCTGTGCCGTTTGAAATACCCCTTGTTCCAATTGCAAGCCCGACAATTTTCATGGAACTCATGAATCTGAGTTCGTCTCTTGTTTTTTCACCCCTTACAATAAGAAGTTCTTTGCAAAGTTCAATAAGAGGCATTTCTCTGAAACCCAATGAATCTCTGTTCATTTTTGAAACAAAATCAGGGGCAACATTGTTTGTTTTTGCAAAAATACCGTCAGTCATTGCTCTTGAAAAATTTTCCTGTCTTTCGTTGCTTACGGAAATCTTTGTTTCAAAAGGAACGGTTCTTTTGTTTTCCACAATGTAACGGTAAGCAAGGTTGATATCTTTTTTAGATTCGATCTCGCCTCTCTGTCCTTCTGTCAAACAGTCTTTGCCGTAAAGTTCCTGAAATTTGTTTATTTCAGTTCTTACAGTGTTAACCGCTTTTTCTTCTTCGATTCTTTTGGCTTCTTTTGCCATAAACTCGGCTTCAACTTTTGCCCGTGTTTCGGCTTCCACTCTTACGGCGGTTGCTAATTCAATCGCTTTTTTTTCTTCTTCAGTCATTTTTGGAATCTCCTTTTCATCATTATTTATAGACAAGGTTCTACCGAAACCGGTATTGCTATCTGCTTCAATTGAAACTACGGAAACTTCTCTTGCTTCCCACTTTGTAGCTTCAAGTATTGTTTTACCGTATTTGTTTTTTCTGTCAGTTTCTTTTATTTCGATAACTCTGTAACCAACAGAAACGCCGTCAAGAAAACCATCGTCAACCATTTGAAGAACCCGCATAGATTCAGGGTCTTTACTATTAAATAAAACATCTGCCTTGCCTGTACGGTTTTCTATTCTTACGTTTAACAATTTTCCTATTGGGTCAGATCTTGTATCGTGTCTTCTGAAAAACTTGCCGTTTTTCATTATTCTTTCGAAGTTTGCATTCCCGTTACCGTGTAAAAGTTTTACTGCGTAACTTTCAAAAAAATCATCATTAACATTTTCATTTTCTGTAGAAAATGTCATAGACCTTATATAGTTTTCTTCTTTGCCTTCTTCTTTTTTATCAAAAGCAAGTTCAGAAAAGACAAAGCTCGTTTCATTTCTTATAAAGTCTTTTATGTTTTTATTCTTCATTACTGTTGGCATCTTTATTCTCTCCTTTGTCTTGTTCTGTATCGTCTACTGCCATTTCAGAAAGCCCGTATTTTTTCATTAATTCTTTTTCAAATTTAATCTGTTCCATTTCTGTTTCAAAATCTTTTCCAAGACTTGCGTAATAATCCTGCCTCGATAAAAGCCCCTTTGCAATTAAAAGCCAATTCGCTTCTGCTTCTTTTTTAGGGTCTATCCACTTTGTACCCGGCTTTAACCATAAAAACTCATAATACTTATAAGGATTATTATAATAATCAATAGCTGTTACTTTTCTTGTTAAGATGAGCATATCAACAAACCATTCGGCAATGGGTTGACAAAATTTGTCGATTATTTTCTTTTGCCAAATCTCGGCATTCTTTTCATCTTCAATACTGCCCGTTCTTGCTGATGAATAATTAGCTTGTGAAAGATCGCCCGAAATCTGTTCGGAACTCCACCCGTCAGCCTTCGCAAAATTTCTTATATTTACTCTCATAAAAGATTCATAACCTGATTCACCTTTAGGTTTTTCAGGAAATTTAACATCTTCGCCTTGTTCCAAGTAAACAACACCGCCCGCCTCGTGCATATCCTCTATTTGCCCGTCTGCGTTGGTTTCTTCATTTGCAAAAGATTCCGTTAAACTGCCAAATTCATTTTTTGTAATAATAGCGGAATATGAAGTCTGAATTTTTTCTTTTACAAGTTCATTTTCTTCAATATCCATTATATCCCTAAGCTTCGGAAGAATCTTTGCAAGGTTTGAAATACCGTGCAACTGTTCGATTCTTATAATGTCGTAAATGAATATAATTTCACTTGCAGGGATTCTGACAGAAACGGTCATTTGCGAATAATTGTCATAAGGCTTGTTTGGTTCGGGGTTAAGCCAATACGCGACTGGTTTTCTAAAAGGTGTAATCTCAACACCACATATAATACTGTTGCCGTTATTCAGCACTTCGTTTTTGTAAATATCAAGTAAATCAATCTCAAGTAACTGCAACTGTAAAGGGTATCTTAATGCAGGATTCCATATACTTTTAATAAATAAACCGCCGTCAATTTCAAGCCGTCTTGCGGTCATTGACTGCATATCATAAAAAGACATTTTGCCTGTTATATCGCAGTTTTCTTTTCTACACCAGTATTTAAAGTTTTCTTCGATATCTCTGTTCAGTTTTTCATTAAGGTTTCTTCTGCTTGTCTTAATTTTACTTTGAAATTTAATTCCGTTTCTAATTACATTTCTGTTTATGGCATTAAGTATGCTGTTTACCTGAGAACTATTTAGCTCTAAATCCCTTGCCCTTGCAAGTATTGTTTTGAAATCACCTTTAATTTCTTCTGCAAAAGGTTTTGTTGTCTGAACATTATATTTTGAAAGCCTGCCTGTTTTTCCGGCATCGTAACCTCTCTTAAACCCGTAGGAAAAATTGTTACTCGCCACTTCGTTTATTATTCTTTTTGAAGTGTTAGCAACAGGAGAATCCTTAAAATAATTAATAATGTTTTGTAAAAAACTCATTATCTGTTGCTCCGCCATGTTCCAAAAGTCATTAAACGCCTTGATGTTGTTCCGCCTTCAAGAGTGTTTAATTGTTTTACAAGTTTATCCCTTCTGTCGCACAGTTCTTTCAAGTCTAACTTGGTAACCTGCCTATCGCCCAGCATATAAGATTTTGCTCCGCCTTGAAGTAATGCAAGAATTGCACTATTGATAGCGGTTAATTCTGCTGTTAATGTTGAAACATCTAAATAAGACATGGTTCCCCCGAAAATAAAGTATACATGCAATTTTTGCGTTTGTCAATGGAGGTGCAAAAATTGCACTTGAATTGCAAAGGAATACTTGACGGTTGAACTATTAAGGATTTCTTAACTGTTGCAGAAAACGCAACTGTTCGTTTTTTTTAGAATTGTTGGGAAAATAAAAAAGACGGTGCTAACCCAATAGTCTACCCGTCTTTTTTAAGCTGTAGATTCATCTCCTTTATATAAAGATGAACAGCAAAATGTTTTACTCAAATATGCGTATGCTGATTAATTTATCAAATTAAAATTGATTTGTCAAAGTCTTTTAAACCTATTGCTTGCCTGTATTCTTTTTCTTTCTTTGACGGGCTTTATTTCTTCCTTTTCCTGCATGATATCTTTTATCTTTTCAATAAAAGGGCTTTTATTATCCTCGTCTTGAAACATATTTTCGTTATTATGATTATCGTAATCGGGATTAACATTCCATCGGTAAATACCCAAATATTCAGCAAGGAAAAAACTATAAACAGCACAGTCTAATAAATGGTTTTCGCCTTTAACAAACCATTCCCATACTGAAGGCTTTCCTTTTACTCTTTTTTCCTGTTTTTCTTCTGCTGTTAACTGTTTGCACAAATCTTTTTCAGGGTTTCTGTATAAATTAAAAGATCCGTTTGAATTAGGTTTTCTATTAAGTCTGTCGTAAATCATTTCTTTATATACATTCGTGTTGACCGTTGCCCTGTATACCCTTATTTTCCGGTTAAATGAGGGCATGTCATATAATATCTGCCCTGCTGTAAAATTCTTCTGCATTTTTGTTCTTGCGCCTAATACAGGGATATATAAATCGGTGTTTTCCTGATTAAGCAGACACCACAAATAAACATCAGCCGGTTCATATCCTGCATCTATTGCAACTTTTTTAGTTTTATATATTTTCTGCCCGTCATTAGAAAGCATTTCACACCTAAAATAATCGTCTGCCTCTTTTAAGGTCTGAACTTTACACCAGTCTATAACCCAAGCTTTATATTTATAGCCGAAAGCTATTCTTTGACAGTAATAATGGTCTTTCTGGCAGTCTATTGAGCCGACAACTATTCTTGCCTGTTTCGGAACAATTCCTTTTTTGTGCAAAGATAAACGCCCCTCAAGCCCTTCTTTATCTACAGACAAACTTCTTTCTTTATAAGGCAAACCCTGCCAAGAGTTTGCAAAATCTCTTAAAAGTATAGGATTATCTTTACATTTAAGCCTTTCAAGATTGTATGCACCGAAAGAAACAAAAGGGGAATAGAGAGAGCTTAACTGAAAGGCTATTTTCCTATTTGGCTTCAATTCTTCGCCGTCTTTTGTTCTCCATTCTCCATTCCTCAACATCTCAGGTTTATGCCGTTCTCTTATTACTTTGTTACAGTGTTTACATTCGTAATAAGTCTGCTTTAATATTTCATCTTCTGTTTCGGGGCTGTATTCAAGTTCTTTTAATGTTTTAAGCTGATTATCTTCTAATAACTGAAATTCAAGACAATTAGGGCATGGAACAAAATAATAATACTGATGTGTCGTGCTTGTAAATTCAAGATAAATGTTTCCTTCTTCTGTTGTTGGAGTGCAAGCCCAAAACATCTTTTTATCAAACTTAAAAGCCTTTGTTCTTGACCTTAAAAGCTGAACCGCCCCCGCTTCTGATGTAAATTCAGCAGGGTATTTGTCTATTTCATCGGCAAAAATTCTTTTAATTGAATCTGAAGCTAACTGACCGGGCGAATTTGCACCGACAAAAGAAATTGTCGCCCTTGTAAAGTTATAATGCTTCAGGGATTCTTTGCCACCGTCAAGAATTAAACTTTCTTTAAGAATCTGACATGAATCAAGGGTTGGTTTGAATCTCTGTTTTGAGATCATCTTAATTGCTTTATCAGAACTGTCCATAACCCATAAATGAGAGCCTTCGTTTTGGGCAAGGCTTTGTAAAGCCAAACCTACCATCATAACCGTTTTGCTTACCTGAGAGGCAAACATCAAAACTATTTCCTCAACAGCCTGATTCTCGGAAATGTTCATTATCGGTATAACAAAAGGGGTTAAATTAGGATTATACTTTCCGGGATAGTTTGTTGTCTTTTTATCAAGCACCATGTTTTTTTGACACCACTCAACAGGGCTTAATCTAACAATAGGACGGTATGCGTTTATTTCTCGGTTAGAAATGTACTTAATGTTGTCAATCAGCTTGGAAAGCTTGTTTTTAACCGTTTTAGAAACTTTCATTCCAAATCAGCTTTTTGTAAATTTTTGCTGAATTCATCTTTCTGTCTTACTTCAAGCTCATCTGAGAATATTGATAATAATTCTGAATTGCATCTTTGCCAAAATTCAACAACTTCTTTTTCTGTTTCACAGTTCATTATTTCAACAGCATTACTTCTCGGCATTTCTTCAAGAGCTGTTTTGAAATATGTTGCCCTTAAAGCCAGCTGTTTCGCTATATCTTCAAAAGCAACAAGGTTACCTTTTACCTTTGCAAGTTCAAGTTCTTTTATGTCCGCTTCAGCTTCTTTTTTTCTAATTTCAGCAAGGTCTTTTCTTGTTATCGTTTCGCCTGATTCTTTAAGCTGATAAACGTTTTTAAGCCACCACTCTAAAGCTTCGGCAATAGGGTAATACCGGTAATTCTTTTCGGTTAAATGAGGAATTCCCTGTTTTGTCCAACTCCAAAGGGTTTTTTCACATACACCGAATATATGGGCGAAAAAACCCCTTCCTAAACAGCCTTTGCCTTCAATAATTCTAAAAGATTGAGCCGTAGGTATAAATTGTTTTCTTTCTGCTTTTTTAGGCATTATTCAATTTCCATTGCGTCTATTAACTGCAAAAGCCTTTGCCTTGACTGTTCAGCTTGTTCTTTTGTTTCGAAATCAGCAGAAAAAGATTGATTAGGGCTTGTATAAATGTAATAATGAAAATTATATCCGTTTTCGTTATAGGTTAATATATTCGTTAAAGCTATTATTCCGTCTACATCAAACGAAACACCTTTAAGCTTAAAAAATTTCCTGTTTCCCATTTTTCACCTCTTAATAATTAGATTTGCAATTCATAAGGCTTAAAAGTCTTTGCCTTGCTTCAATTGCTTCGTTTTCAGTTTCATACCTTTTAGAAAACTCTTTTACACCGTTTGTTAAAGTAACATAAAAAAGAAAATTGTTTTTTTTATTACTTAAAAAAGTTACTTCTTCACCCTCTCCGAGATAAGTAATACCGCCTTTTGTAAAATCAATACCTTTTTCTCTAATTCCAGAAACAAAACATCTTGGAAAATTAATTGTATTTTCGCATTCTTCAAAAACATAAGAAAGCGAAACGATTGAATCAACAGCTATTTCAGTTTGATTCATTTCGAAAAAATCTCTTTTATCCATATATCCGCCTTTGAAGCTCTTTTGAATCTAAATTAAATTCATTGGCTATTCTGTTTAACATTCCCGGTGTAGGAAGGGTTCTACCGCACAATAACCGCATAATTATCTGACTGCCGAACATTGCTTCAATATAGGTCATATCAAGCCTGTATTTGTCTAATTGTTCATCAAGCATTATTTTAAATTCTTCTGTTGGGTCTGTTTTTTCTTTAACCGGATTGACAACAACTGCTTTTTCAAAAGTGTTATTCTTGTTTTTCATAATACCCCTTTACCTTTTCTTTGAAATCGTAATACAGCGTTGATATAGTTTCATTCGGATAGCATCTATAAGCGTTTATAATATTTGAAATTATAAAATAATCTATTATTGACCTGACTGAAGGTTTTGCAGTTTTAATCATGCTCAGGAGTATAAACATATCCTGAGCGACTATCTGATTCGGTTCTATATCGTTAATCCCTTTAACCTGAAATGTATACATGACACCCCTTTTTTACTAAATTTTCATAAAACTTTTTTGCTTTTATAACTTTTTTTAAGCGGTTTTATCTTTTTGTTTTTTCGTCTCTCAATTCTTGTTAAACAATAAGAACAAACAGGCTTTTTAGCATAAGAGCCAGAATAACACTCAATACCGCAACCCATACAGGGTTGCAAAATCGGAACATTTTTATTTTGTTCGTCTAAAAAAATAGCCCCTCTTCTTTTGTATTTTTCTTGAATTTTTGAATCTTTTGGCTTTGAAAGATTAATTCGAGTCCAAAATACAAAACCAAAATTTCTGTTAGGTTTATAAACAAATGCGTCATCTTTTTTAATTTCAATTTCCATTTAATTCACCCGCCTTTATATCAATATAATACATCCATTACCGACAGCTGTCAAGTAAAAGCTTTATACAGCAAGGGGAATCGGTTTTGAGTATTGGTAAAAAAGTGTAAAACTGCTTTTCATATAAAATTTTATATACTTTATATATTCTTAAATAAAAAAAGATGTGTTACCCTGTTTTGTTGCCCGATGTCAACACAAAAATGGAGGCATTTCGACC